GATGGCTTTTACCTCAAGAGGCGTGACTATAAAACAATCATGGCGGTAGCCCGCCCAAAGGAGTAACAATGGAACAGAAGCACCTAGACATGTTGAAATCAGCAATCCGCCACTTTGCAGTTACCGCTGTTGCGCTTTATGCCGCAGGAGTAACTGACATTAAAGCGCTTGCATTTGCAACAGCGGCGGCAGTTGTTGGCCCTGCAATCCGTGGCATTGACAAGAAAGACCCTGCATTTGGCTTGGTTGCAGATGTAGTAACGGCAGAGATTGACAAGTTGGCAAAGGCAAGCAAAAAACCCGCGGCCAAAAAGAAAACGAAATAGTGAACTGCCCCGCTAACGCGGGGCTTTTTACTTTGCGGTACGCTTTATTCAAGGAGGCAAACATGGCATTAGAAAACGCGTTTGGTGAAATTTTAAGTAAACGAAGCATTAGGCGAGTAGGTGGCGTTTGTACTTATCAAGAAATGTACGACAATCTAACGGCAAGTGATAAGAAAACATTAGATGAAGCCTGGGAAAAAGGTTATCCAGTCAGTTTAATTGTTCAGGCATTGCGGTCAGATGGCCACAAATGCAGTGCCGACACAATTAGACTTCATAGAAGTGGAACTTGTAGGTGTCCAAAAGAGTAAAAGAAGTTCTTGATGATCGCCAACATGAATATGGAAGCGCTCGCAAAAACTTCACAGCCATAGGCCGCATGTGGGGCGCGCTTTTAGACATTGAGGACATTGACCCTGCCATTGTTGCGTTGATGTTTGATGCGGCAAAATCAGTACGGATTACAGCGAACCTAGAACATGAAGATAGTTGGATAGACAAAGAAGGCTACACACACCACGGCAAGGAGATCGTGTTTACAAATGAGCCTTGAAAAAAGATTACAGGACATGCCTGAAGGCATAGAGTCGCAAGATGTGAAAGAATTACGCCAGGTAATTTTACGATTGCAAAAACAATTGAAGCAGTCTAAAGAGCGCAGTGAAGATTTAGTAGAGGCAACTCACCGCGGCGCTTATGATGCAATGATCTCGTTGGGTGCAGTGCCACCTGTTTCTGCGCCACAAAAAGACACACGCAAAATAAATGCTGAAGTTGCTTTGATCCACACAACGGATTGGCAAGGCGCAAAAGTTACAACCAGTTACAACACTGAAATTATGCGTGAGCGCGTAATGCAGTTTTCTGAAAAAGTTGTACATCTAACTGATTTGCAACGCCACCACCACCCTGTAAAAGAATGTGTAGTGATGTTTGGCGGTGACATGGTTGAAGGTTTGTTTAATTATCCTGCGCAGTTATGGCAGATAGATGCTTCATTGTTTGGCCAATTCACCAGTGTTTCAAGGCTTTGCGTGGATTTTGTGCGCGAAATGTTAGCCAATTTTGAAAAGGTCACAGTGATTGCTGAATGGGGAAATCATGGGCGCATTGGTGGCAAGCGCGCAGAAGTGCCTAAATCTGACAATGTGGATCGCATGGTTTATGAAATGAGCCGCCAAATCCTTGCAGGAGAAAAGCGTTTAACCTGGGAGGATTGCCCTGAAGATATTCAAGAAGTTGAAATTGGTAACTACCGCGCTTTGCTTATGCACGGTGATGAATTAGGCCGGTCAGGATTTGCAAGCCCTGCCGCATGGATTGCAGGTGCTAACCGTTGGAAAGCGGGCGCACATGATTACGATTTTCACGACATTTTTCTAGGCCATTACCACCGACATGCACAAGAGCCAATTCAAAAGCACTACAACATTTATTGGACAGGATCAACAGAGTCAGATAATCGTTATGCCCGTGACTCAATGGCCGCTAGTGGCAAACCATCACAGCGTTTACATTTTGTAGATCCAATTAAGGGCAGAACAACAGCCCAATATCAAGTTTGGTTAGACTAATCTTCATCATCATCTGAATAATCAGATGTAATTAGGCGCATGTCAGAAACATCAACGCCCGCTTCTACGGCTTTGTCCATTGCGTCTTTAAAAGTAGATAGACAGCGCCCCGTCAAATCACTAACCATGTCGGGATAAGTTGCTTCTGTTCCCAGTTCAACCATAAGACCGCCTAAGCGGATTGAAATTTGTGAGTACGCCATAATTTCCCCCTGGCTATAAGTATGCCATTACCGCCGCGCCACGCCGATAAATTACGGGTTCTTGTGTTTGTCAGCGCCATAGGGTTCAATTCTCCTACACGGGCTAGTTAGCCCCAAACAGGAAGGTTACAAATGGCAAGTTACAAAGGCCCATTAGATTACATTGATGTGGCAACGAGAATTATTGAGTTTAGAGAAAAATTTCCGCATGGTTCACTACAGTCATGGAAAGACCCGTATGTAATTGAAGTAAAGATGCCTGACGGCAGTATTAAAAGTTACATGGTGTACAGCGCTGCGGCATACCGCACACCTGATGATCAATTACCAGGCGTAGGTTGGGCATACGAGCCAATTCCAGGGCCAACCAACTTTACCCGTGACTCTGAACTACAAAACGCTGAAACAGCCGCCTGGGGGCGCGCAATGGTTGCCGCTCTTGCAGTGGACACAAAGAAAGGCATTGCATCATCTGAAGAAGTGCGCAACCGCCAAACAAAAACAACAGAAGCACCGCAAGCAAAAGCGCCTGCAACAAAGCGTGAATACACAGAAGAAGAAAAAGCAAGCGCATTTGCAGTTTTCAGTTTGATTGAAACTAAAACAACAGAGGACGAACTTAGAAGCGCATGGCAATTAAATCTTGATTTGCTTGATGTTGTAATTGAAGGCGCAACTTTGCGTGATCATCTTTTGACACGCAGGGCGGCTCTCAATGGATAACAGCGTAATCATTGCCAACAACGCTCAGCGCACTTCAATAGCCGCCGCAGAAAAAGTTTTGCCTAGAACTGGATCGCTCAAGCGCAAAGTATATGAATACATTTTGAAACAGGGATTGCGCGGTGCTACGGATTATGAGATTGAGAAAACATTACAGATAGAGGGCAATACAGTGCGTCCTACACGCATAAGCCTTGTAAAAGAGGGTTACATTATTGACACAGGTACAGTAAGAAAAAACCACCACAACAATGACTGCATAGTTTGGCGCGCAGTAGAGGAAGGAATGATGTTATGAGTAAAAAAGAAAACAAATTTGAACCATCAAACGGATTAAAGGTTGCAGTTCATTACAACATAATTGCAATTCGCGCAGTGGCTCAAGAGTTAGACATATTTCCTGAAGATCTTGCAGAAAAATTAGACAGTGCAGGCTTCATGCTTGTTCCTGATCCTTTTAATATGTCATCAGATGCAGGCAAAGTAATTGCTTTGCAGAACAAGCGGGAGAATTCAAACATTAGCCTGGTAAAAGAGGAAACAGTTGATGAGTGAAATTATTACGCCTGCAATGGTGGAGCAAAAATTACGCGGGCTTTCCAAAGAAGTAGATGATGCGCACAAAAATCTTGTAGAGGTTGAAACGATTTATCACAGCGTCAAAGCGGAGTATGAAATTGCCATGGCCAAATCTCGTATGACTTTTGCAACGCAATCATCACCGACTGGAAAAAATTACACAGTTGGAGAGCGTGAGGACATGGCGCTTATACAAAATGAGGAATTACACAAAGACTTGTCAATTGTTCAAGCCAAAGTTTTAGCAACACGCGCTAATACAAACAGGCTCAAGATGCAGGTGGACATTGCCCGCTCAGTTGGCACATCAGTCCGCACAAGCATGGATCTCACATGATCACATTTTGGATTGCATTTGTTCTTGGTTTGTTAATTGGCTATTGGGTGTATCCGTTGCGTATGGCATTTAAACTGTACAAAATAAGTAAAAAAATTAAGCAATTAGAAATTGATCACATGGCAATGATGGAAGATTTACGCGGCAAACAATGGAATGAGGATAATTTGTGATTGATTTACAAAGCATGGTTGTGAAAACTTTGGTTGCAAATGACAATGCCAGGGCTAGATCACAACAAGTAGCCATTGGCCCATCTGCAATTGGTGGGTGTCAGCGCCGGCTTTGGCATGACATTGCGCAAACTGATCCAACAAATGTCGGTGACAAATTGGGCGCAATTTTAGGAACTTTTATTCACACAGGAATTGAAGAAGCCATTAGGCGTGAAGATCCGTTTGGCGTTCAATATGAATTAGAAATTGCCGTGGAAGCCAATGGAGTGCCTGGCCATGTGGACGCATACGACAAAATCAACCACACCGTTATTGATTGGAAAACTATAAAAAAGGGTAGCGGCCGTTACTTTGGTGCAAACAACCGGCAGCAAATTTGGCAGATACATCTTTACGGTTATTTGCTCACACAAAATGGTTACACCGTTAAAGATGTGGCCCTTGTTGGTATTCCGCGTGATGGAAAAATGTCTGACATTTTGATTTATATGCAACCTTATGATGAAACAATTGCATTACAAGCCTTAGAGCATTTAGAAAAAACGCGTGAAATGGTTGCTCAACAATTACAACCTAGACCTGAAAAGCCATTGGCATTTTGCGCAGACTTCTGCCCCTACTACGATCCGACAGGAGAAGAAGGTTGCCCAAGTACACAGAAGTAAATTGGGAAGATGCAGAATGTAAACGACTAGAAGTTCACACAGATCTTTTTTACGACATAGAAGAACAAAGATCTGTTGATGCCTATGATCACATCAACGCAGTGCGATCCATTTGCGTCTCTTGCCCTATTTGGAAAGATTGTTTAACCTACGCGTTCCAAAATGAAAATTACGGAATGTGGGGCGGAATGACTAGCCAGGAAAGGGCAAGCATAGATAAACCATTGATGTATCCCAATCAACGCATCAGAGGTTTGAACGCTTTAAGGCAAATGGGTATTTCATTAGAACAAATTAAAGAATGTAAAAGGAAGGCAACATGACCTGGATTAAATTAGATGACACTTTGCCCAATAATCCTAAAATCTTGCCGCTAAGTGACAAGGCTTTTAGGCTTTACATTGAAGGATTGTGTTACGCCAATCAATATCTTACTGATGGCTTTTTAGCCCAGGCTGTAATCAATCGTTTGGACAATGGCAACGCCTATCAAGAATTAGTAGAAGCAGGCCTTTGGATAACGGTTGAGACAGGTGCGCAAATTCATGACTATTGCGAGCATCAAACAAGCCGTAAGACGGTAGAAGAAAAGCGTGAGCAGGTACGCAATCGTGTAACGCGTTACAGAGAAAAAAGTAACGGTGATGTAACGCTACCAGAAACAGAAACAGAAACAGAAACAGAAACAGAAACAGATAAAAGAAAGAAAGATTTATTCGATCAATTTTGGGCTGTTTATCCAATCAAGATAGGTAAAGAAAAAGCGCGAAAGAGTTTCTACACAAAGATCAAAGAGATTGATCCTGAAGTAATCATTAAAGGCGCTCAGAGGTACAAATCAGACCCAAACAGGACTAAGACCTTCACTGCATACCCTGCAACCTGGTTAAACGCCCATAGATGGCTTGATGAACCTTTACCGCCATTAGACGCTTCTACAGAAATTCAACAGAAAAAATTACAGGAAATGCGAAACAAGAGCGAAAAGGAACGAGAGGAAGCCGCGCAATGGTTCAGGGAACAGGAAGAACAAAGATCACGCGCAGTTCCACCACCCGCAGAATTACGCAATCTTTTCAAAAAGAGTCCTATAAATTAACGCAAAAATTATCTGTAACTGTTACCATTGATGTAACCATTACAGGAGGAATTATGACTAAGCAATTAGTTGATCCCGCAATAGTGCAACCAGGTGATCATGTACTGGCTAAAGGCCATGATCTCATGGTGAAATATATTCAAGGCCCTGATCATTCCGGCATTTATGATTTTCATGGTGTAAATGAAATGGGTGCTGATCAAATTGCGAGCGCGCAGGATCTCATTACACTGATCAGGTGATTACTTTTCAGGTAGATGGCCAACCAGTTCCGCAAGGATCTATGAAAGTCATCAATGGGCATGTCATTCATGCCAAAGGTTCAGAACTGGCTGCGTGGCGTTCTGCCATTGCTTTACGGGCCAGGGAAGCAGGGGCAAAACCGCACCTTGAGCCGGTGGAGATAGACATGATTTTCACAATGGCCCGCCCAAAGACCGTAAACCGCCCTGAGCCATCTGTTGCCCCTGACCTGGATAAACTGGTCAGAGCCGTCTTAGACGGCCTTACAGCCATTGCCTACCGTGATGATGGGCAGGTGGTACGCCTGACCGCGGCTAAGCAATATGGGGTTACGCCTGGGCTTTGGGTTCAAATGTGGGCCAAAATGCCTGCGTAAATGTGACAGACACCACAAAAAAAGTCAGAAAAAAAGTGCCAAAAACACTTGACACGCGTATAACCATGCCGTAATTTATTCCATATAAGGGAGACGGACTCCCAAAGGAAGCAGGCAAAGATGTTATCAACACAAACAATGTTAGAAAACGCAACAGACACATACAACGGTAAAACAGGTTGTGCTTGTGGGTGCGGTGGCAATTATGCTGGTGCTGACTCTGTTGCAGGTCAAAAGCGCATTAAAAGAATTATGAACGCAAATCCTGAAAAAGTTATGTGCGCTAATTTTGGTAATGGCGAAGGTTGCCTTGAGATGTATAACGAAAATGGTACACGCGTACTCCGTGTTTATTTCAAGGTAGGTAACTAATTATGACCACAACAATTGGGGCTAATGTAACAATCAATGGCAAAGCAATGTGGACTGTTTATGGAATTACTATTGACGGAGATGTAAACATTTACCGTTATGTAGATACAAAAAATTCACGCCGCATGATCAAGCGCCGTATTTCTCCATTAAAGTTAAAGAATTGGGGAAACTAATCAGTGAAATTTAAATTAGAAATAACGGTTGATTACAATGATTTTGTAATTCCACCTAACAAAAGCCAGTCAATGATCAATGGCATGCAACGCGAACAAGTAGCGTTTTTAATTCAAGATAAATTGGCTGACATGAACCCGCAGATCCACAATGTCTATAAGCAACGATCCTAGATGTTTTTGGTGCGGAACTTATGGTTCACCTGCAAATTTTGTAATTGTATTTGAAGCAGAAGAAGGCAGCCCGCTTAGCGAGTGCGAGTGGTGCGGCAAAAATGAATACTTTAGGAGGAAGGCAAGCAATGGAAAAGAAGATTAAGGACTCAATCACAACACGCGGTTGGCTAGTTATTTGGTTGTTAGTGTTGGCGTTTACAGTTTGGTTTACAACGGCAACCGCTGATGTTTGTTATGTAGGCGATCAAGGCAACTTTTTAGGTTATGGATCATGTTCAGCAATGATTGATGAGGTGGTAGGCAAATGAGTGAATTTAATGTAATTGATTACAAAACAGTAGAACAAAGTTTGTTGGAACTTCAAATAAACCATACAAAAAAACTATTGCAAGAAATTGAAGATGCTTTGACTGTATGGCAAGAAAGTCTTTATGTTAAAAACAAATTAGACACAGAAGAAAGAGAACGCTACATAGGCTTTTTAGAAGGCGTGAGATTAAGCAAAGCACATGTAATTAAAATGCGTTTACAGTTGGAAGGACAGGAAGAAGAATGATGTTTATTGCAAGCGTAATTATTGTGACGCTTTTAGGCGTTGTAATCTCTGAAATTTGCTATAAAATAGAGCAGTCCTAAAAATAACCTGAGAGGGGTAAAGCAATGGACAGTTTAGTTAATCGTTGTATGTGCGGTAGTTGGGTTTACGGTAACGCCGCTTGCGAAGTGTGTAGAAAGTTGGCGAAAGGCTAAAGCCTGAAGCGCGTAACACAAATCCTTTTAAGCGCCGCATTAGCGGTAGGAATTGTGTTTGCTTCACCTGCGGCGGCTCAAGCACCAAAAATAGAGTTGCATCAAATGCCACCTAAAGTTATTGCCGCCACAATGTTGAAGAAAAGTTACCCTGATCATAAAAAGCAGTTTGCCTGTTTGGAACAATTGCTTTACAAGGAGAGTGGGTGGCGCGTAAATGCGCTTAATCCATCATCAGGCGCATTTGGGCTGTTCCAGTTTTTGCCTAGCACCTGGGCCAATTACAAGTACCCATTTAAGCCAAAAGATGCCCACACGCAAATCAAGGCTGGGTTACGCTATGTCTATAAGCGTTACAAAACACCTTGTAACGCGTGGGAATTTTGGAAAAAGCAGGCTGGCCCTGATATGCGTGGAGGTTGGTACTAATGACCACATCACCTTTTGGCTTGCCGCTACGGGTTGATCTTCCTACGGTAGATCCTACTGAATGGGAAGATGAAGAAGAAGATGGCGATTGATAAGAAGGTTGTTGCTACCGTAATTAACAGGGCTAATGGCTATTGCGAAGTCTGCGGTGGCCCTGGCTTGATTGAAAATATGGCCCTGCATCACCGCAAACTAAAATCCAGGGGCGGCAAAGACACCGTTTCTAACCTTATCTTGATCCATCACGGCTGCCATAATCTAAAAACCGATAGTATTCACCTCAAGCCTGCAAGCGCAGAGCAAAAGGGTTGGATTGTGCCGTCATACAAAGAGCCACATGAGTTTCCTTTTGTGAAGCCTGATGGTTCAATTGTATTACTACAAGATGACGGTACTGAAGCCGTAATGATGGAAGGTGACTAATGCACATAAGCGTAAAAGGTAATTTAGGCAGTGATCCTGACCTAAAGTTTTCAAAAAACAATACAGCGTATTGTAATTTTTCATTAGCCTACACACCACGCAAGCAAGTTAATGGTGAGTGGAAAGATGGAGAAGTAAGTTGGTTTAAAGTAATTGTTTTTGGCGCAAAGGCTGAAGCAGTTGCAGACACTTTTAGAAAAGGTGACAGTGTTTTAGTTGTTGGCGATCTTGAACAAAAGAGTTACACCGACAAAGAAGGTAATGAGAAAACTGCTTTGGAGATTGCTGCCAAAGAAGTAGGTTTAGTTCCACGATTAGGAAAGCCAAAAGCACAACCATCTAGGGAGGTAGCACCGTGGTAGATGATCTAATGAGCGCCGCTGAAGTATGTGAGCGTTTGGGAATTACATTAAACAACTTACGACAGATCCAACACCGTAAGACTCTTACATGGGTGCAGAAGTCAGGCCGTAATGTGTTCTATACAAAAGCAGATGTTGAAAACTACTTTTTAAAGCGCCAGGAGCGTAATCAAGGCTAACATCTTCATGTGATCGTTATTGAAGATGAAGTAACAGTGGCTCAGATAGATGAATGTCTAAGTCATGTTTACGCCATGCTCAAAACAGATGAATACGGCAATCGCATGGATTGGCGCAAAAAAGAGATGCTTACAGAGCAGTTAGATGAATTGCTTGATGCGCGTCTTAATCTTGTAAGAACAGGTAAGCCATGAACAACACACCTTATGATGGAGTAATGCTTTTTATTGTTCTCAGTTTGTTTATTGCTGTAGTTGCAATGGCGCTAGGAGTTAGATAAGTTACGCGTACCTGATCCCCACCGTGGGGATTGAGTGCTGGACACAGCCCACATTCAATGATGAGTGTGGGTTTTGTTCTTTCAACTTGCAGGAAACTTTCTAAAACATTAACATCAACATATTATGGTAGAAAATACGCGTGATTTGGTAGAAAAAGAAACAACCATAATTGAGTTGCGCCATGAAGGTTATGTGTGGCGTGAGATAGCAACTATGGTGGACATGAGCATTGCTGGTGTCGTTAAGGCTTACAAGCGCGCTCTCATGCGTCACCCTGTTGCAGCGATAGAAGAACACCGTGAACTGGAACTAGATCGCCTGGACAATTTGCAGCGTACATATTGGCAACCTGCGGTAAACGGTAATTTAAGAGCCGCAGATTTTGTTCTACGCGTAATTGATAAACGCGCAAAGTTATTGGGATTAGACGCACCATTGAAGGTACAAGCAGAGGTGGTTACTTATGACGGATCAGATTTGGACAGAGAAGTTGAACGAGTCGCAAGAATTATTGAAGCCTCAACAATTGGAGACATTGCAACCATCACAGAACTCACGGATTAAGGCGAGCCGGTGGATATGGAAAAACAAACTGGCGCGAATCTC